TTGTGTGCATTACCGCCTCCGGCACTCTCCACCGTCGCACTTGCCACATGGCTATGCGTTGCATTAATTTTAAATCCGTCTTTGTATTTTGTTGTTTTATCTGTATTACTCGGATAAAAAGCAGTATCGTCACCTGATGCACTACATATGCCGCTTACCGTGTTCCCCGGACCCCAACTTGCACTCTGCCCTGCAAAATTATGCACTGTACCTATAAGTGATTTTTCTGTAACTTTAACTGTTGTAGAATGTTTGTGTGACGGCATTTCATTAATTGATAATGTGTGTGTTTTCTCACCGCCGGTCTTTTCAACCGTTGAAAAATCACCGTCCGATGTGTTTACACTCACGGGTACCCGACCAGCTCCCCACGTTACCCATGTGCCACCGAAAAGCGTTCCGGGGTTTGTGTTATTTACACTCATATAAATACTACCTACGGGGTATACTTTATCGAGCGTAACCCCGCCAGATGAATGAGCGTCAATGTAATTTTTTATTTTCGCCCACAATCTCGTCAAACCGTCGTTATCCAGATAACCCATAATCCCACCTCACTTTATACACAAATAGCGTCAATCTGCGCGTTTGTGATTGCCGTAATAGTAAAGATTTCGCCCAGCGGGTCCCATGCGGTACCATTCCAAGCTACGTTCATACCTGCGCCACCATATTTGCTGGCTGCTTCGATGTTGTAAACATCACCAACTCTCTGTCCGGTTGTTGGTAATTTGTCTGAAGAAGCTACTGAACCACAGTATTTGTACATGTTTGTGATTTCTGACTTAGTGGCGTATGTACTCTGGATTGTAGAATATGCCGGATAAGCATCTAATTTCTTTTTGTCGTTAACACTCATGAGACCATGTGTGGACTGTGTTGCATCTGAATAAGTAGTGTTGTTGTCATTAGCCCAAACCGCCGTACCGTCTGCGGACCACTTAAGGAACTGACCAGCAGAACCACCTGATGGGATGTGTTTGTTGCCTGAAGTTGTCGGATGAACATACTTGTTTGCGCCGTCCGCAATACCGTCGAGCTTTACCTTGTCGTCAGCGATCATGAGACCGCTTTCACCTTCGTTTACTTCACCAATGAACCAATAAGCTATCGGATGCTGTGTTCCATCCCTTTCCGTCAACGTCATAGAAAGGTTCTTACCGTTAGCGCCTGTGACCTTACTACTTATTGTTGCCCAATTTCCGTTCCCTAATAAAAGTGCATCTTCCTGCCCTTTTATTGGTGCAGGTACTAAACCGCTACCGCCATCTGCTGACGCTGTTGCACCTTTAAACACTGAATAAGTCGTATTATTGTCATTAGCCCAAACTGCAGTACCATCCGCGGACCATTTAAGGAACTGACCAGCTGAACCACCTGATGGGATGTGTTTGTTACCACTCGAAGTTGGATGAACATAATTGTTCGCACCACTCGCGATACCATCCAATTTCTTTTTATCATCAACACTCATAAGACCGTGTGTCGACTGTGTCGCATCAGAATAGGTTGTATTTGTAGGGGTAGCCCAGGTTCCATCTCCCCGTAAATACTGTGACTGTTTACCTGCCGCCGGTGCAGGTACTAAACCGTGCGTACCTGCTGCGGAACTTGTTGCACCTTTCATGTCAGCATATGTGGTGTTAGCCGGTGTTCCCCATGTTCCATCTGCTTTTAAATATTTACCCTCATTTCCTTTTGTTGGGGCAGGTACTAAGCCGCTCCCGCCATCGGCCGACGCTGTTGCACCTTTAAAATTACTGTAAGTGGTATTTGTGTCCTGTGTCGTAATCGTTCCGGTTGTTCCATCACCTTTGGTAAATGTAATGGTTTTACCACTTACCGAGAGATTAGTAATCCCTTTATTAAAAAGTCCTTTAATTTTGTTCCATAAATAAGTAACGCCATTATTGTCTAAATAAGCCATTTTATCACCTCATCGTTTTTTATTTACATATTTCGTCTAGTTCCAAGTTTGTTATCGCTTCTATATCTTTCGATTGCGCGATAGATATCGCCATGTCTGACTTGTCGTTTGCTCCGCTAGCCGTTTCTCTTACTTTTTCTACATTGTTATTTATAATTAGAACACTTTTTTCAAATGTAACTTCATTGGAAAAAGTTTTTTCTGAAAGTGTGGATAGTGTTTTTCCAAGCGTAATTTTTGTATTTGAAGGATTTTCCAAATCTATCTCGTATTTGTTAACGAGATAATATGTAGATTTGTCTCCCGGAGTGCTTAACAGATTATGATGCGTTGACACGCAAGGAATCAAATCTCCCAAGCCTATGGCATCAATCTCCACATCAATTTTATGCAAATCCACCGCTGTCAGTTCAATCGTAGTTGTCAGATTAATGCACTTGTTTAGATATTCCTGTGCTTTTTTTAGGAGGGTGTTTGGATTATTAATATCGGGAAAATCCACCTTATCACATATCCACCCATAAAGCTCAACTGCCTCTGGGCTGTAAATATAGTCCGTTCCATCGTGTCCTTCCGCGGTCTTGATTGTTACATTATTTGCACCAATCGGAGCTCCAATTGGAATAATTGCCGTTTTAATGTCTTCTGCTTTTACATACTTCTGAAAATCAAGAAGATTTTCTCCGAATCGGATTACCTGCGTACTGACTTTTCCGTATTGCTTCACATAGTCAAGGTAACGAACATTATTTTCATAGCGCACCCTAAGATAACCTTCGTATTTTTCAAGAAAATTCGTATTAATAAAATCCCAGGTAGTTTCATAGTTTGTCGCCAAAGTTTTAATTTCTACTGAATCAATATCAACAATTCCTATTTCAAACTGCTTTTCTTTTTCTACTTGAGAATTATGTTCTTCTATTAATCGTTTAAAAATTACAATATTAGTATCTGCCTTATGAATTTCTCCCGACTGGCTTCCATAAGTGTGTGGACGCTGAATTGTGTCAAGTAAATAAGATAACTCTCCTTCGCATGTAATCCGACCAGTATATTCAAAGTCTCGCTGATCAGTAATGGAACGGCCACAATATAGCAATCTTGAAGCCTCCCCACTATCTGATATGTCAACATCATATACTTTCAATCGAGATTTCAATTTCTTTATATCGTTTACATGAGGATGAGAAGGGAGTATGCCGAACTCAAAACTCCCTGTCTTATTAAGTTCAAGAGAGATTTTTGGTGTTATAAGCTGATACTCCTCGTCTCTCACATCATGCAGCGTTTTATCATCACAATAAATGCGATACATTACAGCAGCCCTCCTCTATAATCGACCGAAATAGTAGCCTTTCCAGAAAAAGTAAGGATATTTTCCCCTTCTTTGATACAAATACCAAAAACTTTGTTTTTGCCAGGTGAAAGATTATAGATTACCCCTTCATAAGATACCTGTATAGCTGTATTGCAAGAGATTACCGGCACAATTCTTTTTCTTCTGCCTGGTATTACAAGTTTATATGTACCATCCACAACAATATCTTTATAATTTCGGATGATGCCCGTTCTAAAATTAAAAGTATCCCATTCCCAATTTTCAAGACTAGAAAACTTTTCGTATTTATACGGGTCAACGCTCCCAGACAAGGTAAGAGTTCCTTCTACCCTGTCTGATTTTTCGACTTCAACATTTAGCCTTCCAATATAATAAAAATCCGGGTCATTATCCAGGATTATCTTATATTTTCTTCCGGCCAAGTAATTTGCTATCTCTGAAATTCTAATACCCCAATCGTAATAGTCCTGTTCAGGGGTTTCAAATTCAAGAGTAAGGGTTCTGATTTTGTATTTCACATCCCCTCCAGTAAGAGATTCCGTAAAATCTAACACCCCGTCCATTCCCGGAATATCCTGCTCATACGTTTTTGCCTCTGGAAAACCAAGAGTAATCTTTGTCCAGCCAAGTCCCCAGTCCTTAAGGGTATGTTTATCTCCTATCTGGACGCCTAAATTTCCTCGATACATTTAAACGCCTCCCCTCGCCTTTCTGTTTGTTATGTTGCTCAAGTATACATCTATATACGGTACTGTTGTTCGCGCTACTTCTTTTCCATCAAGATTTGTCACGATTTCTATGCTCTCCGGAGCATTATATATCGTTTGTCCTGTATTTCCTGCCAGGGCTGCAGTAAGTTGTGGTTGAACACTTGCGGACACTTTTGATACCTGTCTGGATAATGCAGCTTGCATGCGACTTTGAATATCTGGAAGGGATAATTTTAAATTTGCTTTCGTAAAGCGTTCTGCAAGAGTTTCGGATACACCCTCTATTTGCTTATATAATCTTGGAGCCTCTGCTTCATGTCCTTTTTCTGCACCTTCGATATTGTGGATACCAATCTGCTTAAATACTCTCGATGGAGATTTAATCTTTAACTCTTTTTTTGCAGTCTTTATAATATTGGAGCAGATTTTTTTCATTGTCTTAGACAGATTTCTTGACTCACTGTTCATTCCGGCAGTGAGTCCTTTTGCGATATTTGTCCCAATCTGGCTCATCTGTGCATACAACTCATCTGTTGCATCCTTGAGCTGTGCTTCATACTCCTTTTGAATTTTAGCGAAGTCGTCCGCAAAAAAATTCTTCGAAAAAGATTCTGATGATGAATAGATCGTTTTCCAATCACTTAAATATTTCTTCTGTTCAGAGGGTGCCATTCCTCTAAACCAGTCCATATAAGCTGTTGCTTCATCCATATTCATTCCAAGAATCTTATTCATCATCGACTCTGGGATCCTGCCTTCAAGGTCTTTTAAATTTTCCTGATATCTCTTAATATCTGCAATATTCTGTTTCAGATCGTAAACATTTCCCCAGGACTGCTGCTTTTCTGTGAGAGTGTCCATCTTGCTCTTGATATCGTTATATTGCGTCTGATATGTTTCAGATAATTTCTGTATCCTCTCTTCCGCAATCTTAGTAATACGAGCTGACTCTTTTTCAAATGCATCATTATAGGCTGCAGCCGCTTTTTCTCCAGCAGTTTTAAGTTGCGACTCCTGTTTTTTGTCAGAGGCTTTCATCTGCTTTAACTTTTTCTTTAATGCTGCCTTCTGTTTTTTATTCGCTTTCTTACTTCCGAGCTTATCAATCTTGTTCTGCAGTTTTTCCTCTTTCTTCTGATTTGCATTTGAAAGTGCTTCTTCCTGCTGACTGATGATTTCCTGTATCGTCTCAGAAGAACGAGATTTCGACGTACTTAATGCTGTAGATAATCCAGATAAAAGATTGCTTCCTATCTCAGAGTAATTTCCATTTTTTGAAGCAGTTTTTGCCGCATTGAGAGCTTCCATCATAGTGCTTTCTATCTCTCCAAGCAGCTCACTTCTTGATTCTCTTACACCTTTTGCAATGCCTTTCGGGATATTCTTTCCGATGATTTTCTTAAATTTTCGTGAAGGAGAATGAATGTCAAGTTCATCTGCAGAAGCTGTTAGAGCTGAGGCACACATTGCTCTTGATTCCTTTTCAACAACATCGGTGTTATCCTTGATACCGGCCGCCATGCCGAGGGGTAAGTATTTACCGACTTCATTTTTCATCACTCTGGATGGCGATTTAATTTTTGCTGCTGATCTGGCCGCTGCTACCGCTGTCCTTACGGCACTTCTGGCCGCTGCCGCTACGAACGGAGTCCCGGCATGGATACCAGATGCGACACCAGCAGCCATATTTTTTCCAGCTGATACAAAACCGGCTTTTCCGGAATTCGCACCAGTCTTAGCTGTAATCGATAAGGTCTTTCCGGCTTTTTGCACTGATCCTTTCTGAGAAGACAAACCTGAAATATATGACTTTGCGTTCTTGCTTCCTGCCGATTTCCACTGTGAGGATGCGGAGTTTGCGCCAGATGCACCATTTTTTGAAATTTCTTTTCCAGTCTTTTTTGTCGCGGTTACTGCCTTTTTCCCTTCGGTAGTATATCCACTGTATGTCTGTTTTGCGGCAGTAGTATTATTTGATGCCTTTATCTTAGTGTTTTTTTCAATCTCTTTTTTACTCTTAGATACATCCTTGGCCGTACTTTTCCCCTTTTTACTCACAGCATTCATTGAGGAGGTAAATCCTGAGGCATTCACTCCGGGGATTTGTCCTTTTCCTACACTATCGATGTCTTTCTTTATCTCATTAGCATCTTTTTTTGTTATTTTTTTAGGCTTTTCTAGTAGTGATGTGTCAGAGCCAGACTGTAACTGTTTTATTGCATCGTCTACACTGGTTTTTCCCTGCATGATACTCTGGACTAATTCCTCTGAAATTTCTTTTCCAGAGAGTCCAGCTTTTTGTACTGCATCATTAAAATTAATCAGATTATTCATCTGATCAATAGCCGCCTGGAAATTTATCGAACCATCCGAAATGCCTTGCAACAAATACTGAGGAATTTCTATTCCTGCTTCCTGGGCCTGTTGAATTAATCCGTCCAGATTAATCAAACGATTCAAGCCCTCGCCTGTGGTAGGAGCTTTATAATTTCCGGCTTTAATGTTTTCTAATACTGTCTCTGGAATTTTCTTTGCTTTTATTCCGGCATCTTTCGCAAGCTTATCTAAATTGGAAAGAAAATCACTATAATTTGTCTGGGTTGTAAACTTGTCAGAATATGTTGCAAGTTCCTTGTTGGCTGTATCAAGATTCTTTTCTGATTTATCAAGAGCCTTCTCTGTTGTTTGCAGGCTCTTCTCATATTTCATTAAATCTTCTGCAGCTTTAGCTAACTCTTTATTTCCGCTTCCAAGTCCCTTTTCTTTTTCAAGCTTATCAAATTTTTCCTGCGCTTTATTCTTTTTTTCTAATGCTTGCGTATACTTATCTGTTGCGTTCTGATTCGCTATCTCGGCCTTGGCAACCTTCTCAGCGGCATTTTCCATCCCAGACTGATATGCTTTTGCCATTGCCTGCTCTTTCAAGACTTTTATATTTTTTTCAATTGCCGCCGTTGATTTATTGAGTTTATCTTTCTGCTCATCATATTGCAGATTTAAATCCGGCAGAATATCATTTAATTGCTGAACAGTACTTTTTATCTGCTGTTTCGTTCCGGCATCTTTTTTCTGTATGCTGATTAAGCTTTTCAACTTTGAAAGAAGATTATCTGCCTGTACACCTTGCGCTCTTACTTCGCTGACATTATTCTCATTCTCTTTTTTCATAGAACGAATAGAATCTGCCACCTCATCCTGCTCTTTTTTTAACTTTTTATAGGATTGAGCAAACTTATCCGCCTCTGTTGTACTCTTTTTCTGCGTCAGGCTATATGCCGCCAATCCGGCCGTCAATGCCCCGCCTGCTAAAATTGCAATACCAAGCGGACCGCCTAATGCAGCAATCCCAGCATTTAACAAACCTGTTGCTGTAGTCGCAGCGATTGTTTCTCCGGTAAATAGCTTCACTGCTGTTCCTAAGAGCGTCATGCCGGTACTCGCTCCCGCCATCGCTGCCTGCGTTGCCGTAAAAGCAGTTGTGATGTTTTTTATAACCGTGTATCCCTTAACAACCGTAAGTAGTCCTGCCGCTAAAGGAAGTACAACCTGAATATTTTCTCCTGCAAACTGTGCAGCTGCTCCAAGAGCCTTTAATCCGCCGCCTCCGACCGATTTAGCCGCATCCCCCAGATTCTTTACTGTTGTAATTGTTTCTTCTGGAACAATCGCCTTAATTCCATCATGCTTTATCGTGGTCGATAAACTTCTAATCTCTGTCGCGGCAGCTCTAACAGCTTTCTTAGCAGGATTCTTGATATTATCATATAATTCGATTCCTGCCGACTCTGCAGCAGAGCCTAATTCATATAATGCTCCCTGTAGGTTATCATTCATGATATCGGCCTGATCCTGTGCCGCTCCAGATGCATTATCTATTGCCTTTGACAACTTATTAAAATCTGATTCGCTCGCATTTACGATTGCAAGTAAACCAGACATAGCTTCCTGTCCACCAAGTGCCGAAGCTGCTGCTGCCTGCTCATCTTCAGGAAGTCCCTGCAAGGAATCTCTCATATTCTCCATGACCTCCATGAGAGACTTCATTTTACCATCGGAATTTTTAATAGAAATCCCATATTTCTCCATTGCCTCCGCGCAATCCTTTGGTGGACTCGCTAGACGCGTAAGAATGCTTCTTAACGCTGTACCTGCCTGAGAAGACTTGATTCCTGCATTCCCCATTAGACCGATAGCCTGTGCAAGGTCTTCAATGTTATAGCCAAGGGAACCGGCAACAGGAGCTGCATATTTAAAAGTTTCCCCCATCATCGCAACATTTGTATTACTGCTGGATGCCGCAGTGGCCAATACATCTGCAAAATGTGCACTGTCGCTTGCTTTTAGCCCCATTGCCGTGAGTGCATCTGTTACAATATCAGAAACCGTTCCAAGATTTTCTCCGGAAGCTGCAGCTAAATTCATGACACCAGGTAGCCCTGCAATCATCTGCTGAGAGTTCCAACCGGCCATAGCCATATATTTAAGACCTTCCGAAGCCTGTGTAGCAGAGAACTTTGTGGTTGCCCCCATTTCCTTCGCTTTATTTGTTAATGCCTCTAAGTCTTTTCTGGAAGCTCCGGAAATCGCTTTTACTTCGCTCATTCCCGCTTCAAATGACCTTCCGGCATTAATAGCTGCTGTTCCGGCAGCCACAGCACCAGTTGCGGTTGCGGCTGTAATTGTGCTTAATATACTTTTTATCTTACTTCCTGCCCCTGTCCAATACTGGGCAGACTGTTCTGAAGCTGTTTTACTGCTCTCTCCGATTTCTTTGTTATTCTTTTTGACCTGCTCACTCGTTTGCTTAGATGCAGTTTCTACCTGCTTCTCTGCCGACTTTGCAGAAGAGGCAATGCTATTCCCTGTCTGTTTTGCCGTGCTTTCGACTTGTTTGCCGGTCGATTTAACAGATGTTTCAGCACTCTTACCGGCCTGCTTTACCGCATTCCCCGCTTTTTTCGCAGAACTCTCTGTCTGTTTGGAAGCTTGCTTTGCCGAAACCTCTACTTGTTTTACTGACTGCTTTACAGAAGTCTCTGCCTTCTTTGCTGCCTGTGCAGTGTCTTTTTCAAGGTTTTTGCTTAAACTATCAAGTTCCTTTTCTGCCTTTTCAGAATTAAGCTCGACCTCGATTTCAATATGTCCATCCGCAGACATAACTAAACCTCCCTTAAAAAGGTCTACGTCTGTTATCTGTGTTCACACTGCACGTTCCTCAGGGCTGCAGCTTCATCCCTTATAATAATCCGGTCAAATCACCATCTCCCAAAAGGGCCTGCGTGATCTTGTCCTGTCTTTCCTGTTCTTCCTCGGAAATATCTTTCGGAAGCTCATATAATCTTTTCATTCTGTTATAGAATGCTTTTTGTTCTTTCTCCATTCCTTTCGTGTCGATCACGCGGTAAGTAATAATCTTACTTATCATGCAATCATCAGAAAGGGCAGAGAAAAGAGCAGAAAACTTCCACCAGTGGAGCTCCTGCTCTGCTAAATCAATACCATATTGTTCGAAGAAAGCAGCATAAATATAATCTGCATCATGATTGTAATCATATATTTTCTTTCCGCTGCCGCTCTTCTTCGACTTCTTTTTATCAATGTTTTCTTTCCCACACTCATAGAACCACAGCATTTTATTAATTGCTTCGTTGATATCTTCCGGGATTTCTTTGTAGTAGAGTTCTAAGCCCGTCTTATATTTCGCAAGCAACTCGGCTATCTCCTTGTCCATTTCCTCGTCTAGCTCACAAAGTTCATTTGCAAAAGACTGCTGTTCCTGCGTGAGTTCTCTTTTTTGCATCAATATTTCAAACTGAATCGAGGTCCTGAAATCGGCATTTATTTTATAAATTTTTCCGTTGACTTCAACCTCTGTCGGAAGCTGGTCCATTAAGATATTCATGATTTATGCAAAGAGACCTTTACCTGCGGTCTCTTCATATTCTTCGACCTGTGCATTGTTTAAACGTGTCAGCTTCTGAACTGCCAGCACACGTTCGCCCAGATCATAATTCTGAAACATTTTTTCTGTAGCTCCCTCACCTAATAGATTATTGAGAAAACTATCAATAATCTTACATTCCGCAATAATATCATCTGCACTAAGGAGATTTCCTACTCCTACGGTGTTCTTTTCGTAATCCTCAAGTTCCTTTGCTACTTTTTTCGCTCCTGGAATAAACTTTCTTGCCGTTTCTGCTTCCATAGCAGAAAAAGGAAACTTCTGTCCGTTCCACTGAAATGTCTTATTCATACCGTTTTCTCCTCCTATGCTGATTCTTTTGCTGTAAATGTCTTTGTTTTTGTATTGAATGTACCCTCTACCGGATCACCTTTGTCGTGAAGTGTTCCTTCTACCTGTAACTCTCCATCATTATCAGCAAAAGAAGAAACCTCCACAGCGACGTTAAATAATCTCGCCTCAAAGGTAGATTCCTGAGCAACGACCGCCTTATCAAGGTCCACCCTTACCATCTCTCTTTCCGCATCACCGCCGGTCTTTCTTAATTTTCCAATTGTCACAAAATCCTCAATAATCTTTTCAGACATAATCTGATCTGCAGTGAACGGATGCTGCCCCTCATAGGATGTGATAGAACTAGTAGACGATTTGTCATTAATATACTTTTTGGAACTTGTCTGTGCACCAGGCTCTTCGTCTAATTTTTCAAATCCAGTTCCTGCCAACTCGTAAGTATCACCAACTTTAATATATGCCGCTTCCTGGTATCTCTGCTTTACTTCTTTGCTTACACTTGCCATTATCGTCTAGCCTCCTGTACATAAATAATTCTGCACTGTATCTGATACTTCGCCTTATCCAGTTCTGTATCAAACACATATCCACCTGTGATTGCTTCAATTTTCTTAATTGTTTTTCCAGCGTTCAATTCCGGAAAATCTTTCTCATTTGTTACCTGTTCTAACCAGTCAGAAAAAAGTTCGAAGAAGCCAATGTTATCAAGATTCTGCCTTACTTCTTCTGTATAGATTTCCCTACTGGCGAAATTAAAAAGACACTGCCGGGTGGTATTCCCAACAATGTCTCTTTTCAATATCTGTTGTGCCGGCACAGACTCAATGGAATAACTTGTGCTATCCTTTCCGAGTCTGTCTATGCCTAAACTTTTATAATATTCATCCAGATACGGGCATCTTTTTATAATCTCCCGTACCGCTTCTATTACTGTCATTTTGCCTTTCCTCCGATGTAGTCAGCCACGCTTTGCGTTACCTCCTGCCCTCTGTCTGCCCACATTCGCTTATCCCATTCCTTTCCTCTTAAACCTTTCCCTTTGTTCTCATGGTATTGTCTTCTGGCATAAGGCATAACATATTCAATAGAATCTTCGTGTTCTACAGCTGTACGCATCAAATCTCCATGAAGAAATGGAACATAAGGATTTGTTATACGTCTTACTTCCGCTACCATAAACCTCTGTGCCTGCCCACCTTTTCCAAGCTTTCTTTTTGCCAATATTACATTCGCGGAGTCTAAATGCACTTTTACTTTCATTCCGCTGTCACCTTCCAATGCTGTAATGCAGGACTGCCATTGTCATTTGTCTCAACAATAGCAATTATTCTGACGTTGCCATACTTATCTTTCAGATGCTCTACATCTTTCTGTTTTATGAGTTCATCTGTAATTTCACCCCTAACAACTATATCTTCCGGTGCAAACGTGAAGAAATCGTTTTTATCTTGTGCAGATGCAAAATTTACTGGGGAACGATATCTTTTTCTTGTATCTACCAAGAACGGGACGTATACTTCTGCTACATCTGCACTAATCACTCCGGAGTCCGAGGGTAAAACCTTTGTAACGTCCTGCCAGTTCACACCTTTTAATATCGTCCGGTAATATTTGTTACTACCTTCTTCTCTGTCGTAGACTTTATTATAAATCGTCACAGAAGCGTTAGTAATCATCAGGAACACCCCCTATATAACAATCCGGTTGTGGCAAGGTAAGGATATGCTGCTGCATATTGTTTTTTACGAAGAACTTTTTCTTTAATCTGTCCGTCTGCCTGTTCTGTTACATAAGAAACTGATAGCTTTCCAACCGTTTCGGATTTCTTTTCTCCTTCTGTAGAGCTTTCGGTTTTATAAATAACTTCTGCAACAGCACAGGCTGCCGCTTTCACTTCCTCTGGAATATTGTTTTCACTTACTCTTGAAAAAGTAATCGCCTCAATATATGTGCTTGCCCTTGTGATCACACGCTGGAACTGCTCGTTTGGAATAACATTACCGCCGTACTCTGTCATGTAAAATGCAAGGTCTGCATATCTTACCATGAAATCACCCCTATCCCCTCGAAATAATTCTTGCAATAGGAATTGCTTTATGGTTGATTGTTTTCTTGGCGGATCCAGATTTGCCATTGTTAACAAGTTCCCAGTTAGCTCCATTTGCTAATTCAGCATCTGTAGGAGATTTAGCTGTCATGGATTTCTTTGTAAACGAGATTCCATATGGTGCAAATACTTTTCTCTGTCTCATATAGAGAGTATCTTCTCCGCCGTGTTTCTTTGGATCACGATACATTTCATACGGCACTTTTGCACCAATATCCTCATAATCAAAAGCACCATCGCCAAGAACAAAAGTTGTATATTTAGTGTAGGCTTCCTGTGGTGCAACGTATCCTGGGCTTCCTTTCGTTCCGCTTTCTGCTACTGCTGCAACAGCTTCCGTTGGCATAGAATCATCAATCAGAACTAAGCGTCCGTTCCATGTTGCAAGAGTTAAGTCTCTCTCAACTCCGTTTGCATCTGTCTGAGTCATATATTTTAACAGCTTCAGGTTTTCGAGATTTGTTGCTACAGCACTGTGCATGATTGCGATCGTGAACTTAGACTTATTGTCTCCTGCCGCTTTCTGCAATGCAGTATTTAATGTGTCCGCCTGAACTACATTCTTTACATTTCCATCCTTATCCGTTGCTGTCTCTCCCGTGATATCGGATGTGTGATTCTGTACAAATTTTAAGTTCTCCGCTCCCGTCATAGCGAAGATGCCCTCAAGAATCTTTACCAATGTCGTCTGATCAAGTTCCGCCTTATAGTCATTAACCTGGGCGGCCACATTATCCATAAAGCTGACTCCTCCGGTTACATCCTCAGAAAAGTCTCGTTCTGTCCATCCTTTCATACGTCCGGTAACAACAACTCCTCTTTCAAATGTATCTGTGTTTTCAGATTCAAGATCTGTCTCGCCATCATAATTCTGCGCATCCCCACCAATCAGTCCATGCATTGGTAAGACCGCATAAACCGTTCCGGTTTGAGAACTAAATGTGTTCCTGATATCCTGATTGCCCTTTAAGGCTCTCGATTTAATCAGTTCGTTTCTTTTTAAGTTCGGAATCCTCTCTGTATAGGCTCCAAAAGCCTGAGGATTAAAACTTTTTGAATCAAATTTCTCTCCTGCCATTTTCTACTCCTTTTTTAAATCTCTGCTCCCGGATTCTGTGCCATATAGTCACACAATTCGGTATATGTCATTTCGCTCGGTTTCTTTCCTCCGACACTGCCAGAACCACCGTTTGTCCCTTTTACAAACTCTGGTGCCGGCTCATCGCTTTCAAACAGATAATCATTATCTGCCTTAATCTGAGCAAGCTGCTCATCCAGTCCAACAATTTTTCCATCGTTGAATTTCAGTCCATCCATATCGAGAAGTGCTTTGACAGCTTTGGCATTCTTGGCTTTTGCTCCAGTTAATGCTGCGGATAATACATAATCAAATTTCATCTGGGAAATCTGTTTATCCGCATCGGCCTTTGCCTTTTCTGCCGTCTCTTTCCATTCATCCGCTGCTTTTTTAATTCCATCAATATCCATGTCTTTAAACTTCTGGATTTCGGTATTGGCATCGTTTACCTGTGTTTCAAGAGATTCTGCCTTTAACTTATAGCTGTCTCTTTCCTGGATAACTTTTTCTGCTTTTTTCTGTTCTACTGCAATGTCTTTTCCGTTCTCAGCCATAATCTTATCAATCACTTCTTGGGAAAGATTAAGGCTCTTTAAAAATTCTGTTTTCATGTCTCCTGCTCCTTTCGTATTAGGTTGTTTTAGGCGTGTAACCGACCGCCACGAACCGACTGTTTAAGGTCTCATCTGCTGACCAATATCCAGTTTAACCCTGCTGGTGGGAGATATTTGGATCACCTCCTATTCATAATCTTCAATCACGGTAATTCCATATTCAACAGCACATGTGTTTTCAATTTTGCACCCTCTTGCCTCTTCCCAGCCTTTTGCAAAATACGCAATATCTGCGCTGGATAAAAGCTCTAAAGATTTACCCAAGAACCAAAGGGGCTTTGCTCCTACTGGAGCCGACTGAAAGAAGGAATCAATCACTTCGACAGGCTCCCCAACCTGTTTCTCTGCTTTTTTAATTGCTTTTTCTCTTGTTTCAAGAATCTCCTCGTCTGTTTTACCTCTCATTGGCTGTGAAATAAATAATTTTTTCATGTTCTCTTACCTTCCTTTTCTTAAAAATTATAAATAACCTTACAATTATTGATATTTCCGTTTGCCAGCCGATACTCAATCACTGTAGGATATCTGTTTTCTTCTAACCATTCTCTTACTTTCGCAAACACACTTTCTTTATACTGAACCGTGATTCCATCATGTCCGTTCCGGCTATATGCCGTTCTAACAATTTCATCTGTAAACAAATCAAGTTTCTGAATAATCGCTGCTACCGCTTTGTCGTGTGGTTTTCCGCTTGATGATATGATTCCAAGTTCTTTTGCGATAGAGGTACAATCCCAAAGTTTGTTATCTTCTGTTATTAACGGAGAACGAACCGGATAACCGTTATCTGTGTAAATCCTTACAATTTCCGCTGCAATGAACTTATCATCCACACCAGCTTTACCTAACAGACCACTGATATTTTTTGCCATCTGATTAACAGAAGAGAGCTTTTCTTTCCCGCCATTCTTTTTCTTTGGAGCTTCATAAGAACCTGTTTTGCGAATCTGTGGGAGAACCTCATCCGTTACCCAATCGCTAAATTTTTCTGCTTCTGGCTTACGACTCTTGAAAACAAGTTTATAAACACCTGATTCAGTAAGAAATTTTTCACCTGCATTATTCAATTTTCGGATGTCCTTATCTCGGACATCTGAGTTTTTAACTATAATTGCCTGCCTCTGATTCATTTGAGCAAGATAATTTCTCACTGCGCTCTCTGAAAGATCTAAACATTTTCCAACGTGCTTTGAATTAAATAACACCCGTCCATTCAGTTCAAACACTTCCACATCATGTCCTTCAAAAATCATTAAGTTATTCATTGCAATTCTCCTTTCTGAATCACTAAAATAAGACGCAGCCTTTCACTGCGTCTCGTGGTTCGTTTGGGGAGGTCAGGAGCATACCCTGACAGGAGTTCTCCCATTATTCAATTAATTTCATAAATAGCTATATCCTTTCTTAAAAATGGGTATAAAAATACCACCTGACCTTTGCCAGATGGTAACTATCATAATTATTTCTTGTTTTGTGCCTTTTCTACTTTATCTTTGATTAACTGATACCAGCCATTATTTTCATTATCGAAATGTGGACAATTATAATCTTTTGCATTCAAATACTTCTTTGGTATTTTTCCGTATGCTTTGCACACCGTCAAATCATCATTTTCATCGAAATCAGACTTTTTACAAGCATCACACAGCGGTATCGGACTAACAACCCTTGCCATACCTGGAAAATCTTCAAAGCTTGGTCCCACTTCGCCTTCACAACGATTTCCATCTTCATCATAATAATAACATTTTTCTGTCATAGGATTGCCTCCGCTTTCATGTAATACCTTCCATTTTCTTTTTTGATATCTTTGATTATATACCGGAAACCTCTCTTAAACAATACCTCTTGCTGATATTTATATTTTTTAGTTGCTAAACTTTCTATATATAGGCAGCCCCTGTATCCTTTTGGTACTTCTATTTCCAGATGTACATTTCTTCCTCTATACTGAAGGTCTCTAAAAGATGTTGAAGTATATCCAACATTTGTTAATATCTTTCCTTTCAGCATTCGCATATTCTTATCAGAATACTCAAACCCTTTCGGAAATGCATTCAAGAACTCTGGTATCGTATCTCGATGAACGATCATCTTATGCTCAGTGACTCCCTTATCTAACGCGGAATCCAGTACCTTCATATACTCCCGCTCTTTTTCAATCATTTGCGACTTGCCGGAATACAGTGCCCGTTTTACCCGGTGAGCGGCAAAGCCTGTATATCTTTGCACTGCCAATCTTTCCTCATCCGACAACTTATCAAGCTGCTTCGCCATCTGCATCTTAGATGTATGTCTTTTACTTGCCCATACCGCTTTCTGTGCAACGCTTTTATTAAATCCAACGATATTTCCTTCTGAGTCCAATACTGCATGAACTTGTGTCCTTGCAGACTCATATCTTCTTCCGGTTTGCCTGCAAAATTTTTTAAGAGATTTCTCCTGCTTTTTTAACTCTGCCGACTCACTTTCAAACCTATTTGTCAGCTCTGCTTTTAATGTATTACTATCTGTATTTTTTATTCCAGCATCATATCCTGTAAGTTTTCTTTTTGTTGCTCTTATCTTTCTTTCCTGTGAACGCTGCATCTGACTCAACTCATACTCTGTATATTTTTTACCATTGTACTCGTACTTTCTGGCACTATAATCGTCAAGCATTTCCTGTGAATAAGCTGGTGCAGATATTCCAGGAAAGAACGCATGAAAATTGTGCCGACAGTTCCAGCCGCAAAGCCCCGCACCAGTTCCATATCCGGTACTTTCATAAAATGGAGGATATCTGCTATCTTTTCCAGAAACACAAAAGACTTTTCCTTGCCATACTGCATGAGTTGGTCTTGCTCCTGAGTGGGCGGTTGTTTCTACATGATCACAGCCAGACTCCTTGACATATTGAAGATTCATTTCTGCTGCCGACTGATTTACCCCGGTTAGAACGGCTCTCCTTACTGCTACGTCTAACTTATCTACATGCCCGGATGGATATAAAACCTCGGTTCCTTGCACCGCCGCTTCCTTAATTGCATCCGCAATCGCTTTATCATAACTAAAAGCCCCGGTCTGTACTTTCATCATTGCTTTATTGCAAGCGGTTATGTAAGCACTTTGCGTTTTAACAGCCGTTGTTAAAGTAAGATTATTAATCTCTTCTTTTGTCTTTCTTAGATTTGCTGCAAGAATCTTCTGCATCGTTTCTGACTGATGAAGTTTTATCTCTTTTTCACCTGCAGCTTTATAAATAACTGCTTCATTCTTAAGATTTCTTACTCCCGCTTCCTCAAAAACTCTTTCTACTTCTGTATTCATATATCCAGAAACTTGAGAAACACGCTTTAGAACATCCTTATAAAGGAGCCCCGCTCCCTGCAAGATTTCTGCTTGTCGTCTTGAAGTTTCCGTTACTTCTCCGGTTTTTACAAGACGTTTTGATATATCTGCTATAATCGCTGTGCCTAAGGCATCAACCAGGGCAAGTAGCTGATCTGAAAATTTTTCAAGGTATTCCGGCTCTACCATAAAACACCACCTATTCTTCTGCTATCTGAAAACGTTCATCCTGCTGCGGCATCATTTTCAAAGCTTCCTCTTCTGACACACCATACTTGGCTGCAACGTATAATTCTTTTCGGATAAAGCCGGCAACCGCATCCTGCTGCATACTGGCAAGTTCCTGTTCTTTATCAATTACGATAGAATCATCCCAGTCAAAGCTCATCTCGTATTTCTTTCTGCCAGAAAGTCCAGAAAGTTGAGCCATGACATCCATAGCATATACTAACTGTTCTAATGCAGTCTGTAATGACTTCTGGATATCGGATACCGTACTATAGGAACGCTGTTTACTTGCTTTAATCTCTTCCGCAGTCTTATCAACGGTATTTGGGTCACTTAATGTCCCGTAAGCAAGCCCTACATTAAACTCTATCCTGCGAAGAATCGCATTAAATCCATTAATAAGGTTCTCATCGCGAATAGCCGGTGCAAACACTTTATATTTCTCGGCATTATCATCAAGGTCCATCATGCGAAACAGTCTGTCCTTGCCCTTTGGAAACTCATAATTTCCCTTATCATCCTTTTTAAACAAGGTAATGTCTGCATCAATCGCAAGCTCCGAACCCTCAAACTCCCAAAGGAGTCTTGTCCACTGATTGTCCGCCTCTTTAATGTCATTGATAGCCCTGGAATATACAGAAACACCAAGAGGTGATGTATCATCCACATTATTCGCATTAGGAATCTTGAAATAGGCAAACAGTGGCATCTTTACATTCTTAAGCGTAACTTCTTCCTGCAGATTAGCCCATTCCGGTACAGCAGTAAGAGGAACTTCTTTCCCCAAAACCTCAACATTATCAAGATCCTGTTTCACAAAAGCTTTGTTGTTTATGTGATACATTGTGCCTTCGTGTTGATGATACTCCAGTCTGGTATATACCTTTTTCCCTACCGTTAAGCTCTCAGCGAATACCGCTGCCGTAACTTCTCCTCTGGAATTAAACTTCGTAGGGAAGAACCTGTCCGCCTGAACCATATCTACCTCTATATGCCCTTCTGATGCATAAGGTTTCATTGCTAACCCGCCCTTAGCACAGGCATATTCTGTATATTTACGGATGTCACTAACAACTGCCTGGTACTCTTCGTTAATGAAGTCATTCCCTGTAACTTCTGTTTTCAGTTCCAGTGTAGCAAGTCTTGCGAACTCTCCGGCAATAGCAGCAGGCAATCCACAAAGCTTTATATTCTTTTCCTTCCAGGGCGGCTCATTTTTATACATCTTAGCCCAGAGATCAATCCCATTCGCCATTTTGTCAGATACCGCTACCTCAACCCCGATGGCATCTTTTATTTTTTCTCTTCCAAGCATCTTTCTAATCACCTGCCCTATTCTTTCGATAAATTCTTTTATCATCTATCTCAACTCCATTTTCGTTCCCGTCTTATGATGGTATAAGCAAAATATCGTGCAGCATCCATGCAGTGATCGAACTGCTTTACTGGCTTATCCTCACCCCGTTCAATTGCCTTTTCATCCCAGATATAAGAACCAAATTCTTTAATCGTTTCCTTGCAATCTTTAGAAAATAATAAAGCTCCCAGATTAAGAAGATTTCCAACAAAACGTATCCCATCAAGAACATCGTTCTTTGCCTTCTTAACCTTGAAGCCCCTTTTTTTAAGCTCTGCAATAAAGGAAGCTGCGGCCGGATCTACAATGATTGATTCTATTTCAATCCCACTGACGAACTCTTCCATATCATCCGCATACTCACCATCTGTTTTCTGTTCCGCTTCATCTCTTCCAGAATAGTAATATTCTTTTGTAACAACCCACTGCCCTTTTCGGTTCTTCTCCCAGAGTAAAAAAACAGTTGCATTCTGGGTACCGTAATCAACACTTACATACTTCCTACCGACATAGCTCTGCGGCTCTGATATGACGTGCTTTTCTTCACTGAACATATCATAGATAATACCTTCCGCTACAGCCCAAAGGCCTAAGATATACCGTTTATAAAACACACCGATATACATGGAGCGGTATCTCTTCTTAATCCGCTCCGATAGGCTGAGGTTATCATCCATCGTGAAATGAAGATATACTATCTTCTTTTTTTCTGCTTTATCAATCCAATCAGTTTTAAACCAATGATACGGACCATCCGGATTGCAGTTAAACCAGTACTTTGAACCGTCTACGGAACATCGTCCTGTTGCCTGGTTGACAAAACTTTCCGGCATCAGGGCAACTTCATCAAAAAAGACCCCTGCCAGGGTAATACCCTGAATGAGGTCTTGTGAGCGTTCATCCTTGCCACCAAAAATATAAAAATAATTTTCCTTTCCATTTCTGCGAACAATTACGAGATTGTCCGCTCTATGGTCTTCTACATAGTAACCGCGGCTTTTAAGCATCAGTTTCAGCCAAAACAAAACATTTCGCCTGAAAGAACCGATTGTTTTTCCGCACATCGCAAAGTTTTGACCGTCAAACGATTCCATCGCCCACATAGCAAATGAGAGCGACATAGAGACTGTCTTGCCCGAACGTATTGCTCCATCTGCTATGATGCCGTCCATATCGTGAACTGGAGAGTTTGGCATCCACCAGGTAAGGATTTTCTTTTGTTTACGAGAAAATGGTCTAAACTTAAAGGCTGCTTTCTTTACTCTTCTTCCCATACTGCGTATGCCTCGCCTTTCAGTGCTTCTAGGAAGCCATCATCTTCTGTTTCTTCTTCATCCACACCAGATATAATTGCCGTCTTCGCCCTGATCTGCTCGATCCTAGCTTTCTGCTCCTCTGTTGCAAGTTCATAATTACTATGCAACAGTTCATCATATTGCTTTATCAAGGACCTTAATTCTCCCTGTGCCCTTGCCTGTGCTTTTAAAAATGTTGCCTGTTTATCCCATGCTTCCTGCACCTCCCATTTCTCACCGATAATCTTCTTATCTTTTCCTTTTTTCTCTTCTACTTTTTCAATCGTCTTATCATCATGATCTTTCACATACATAATCTGCTGTGCTCTGACAATGGCTGCATAAGCAATCTGTATATTTTCCCAGAGTATATCCAATGGATCTTTCTTTTCAATCTCCTGGATAATAGAAAAGGTTTCTTCTGGAAGATACTTCGAGAAGAAACCATGTTTTTCTGCGTTTTTATTACTAGGCTGACCGCCTTTCTTTTTATTCGAACGTTCGCTATTTTTATCCGAACGTTCGTTATCCCATTTATAAGTACTTTTCCATCGTCTAACTGTTCCTTCCGGAAGACTTAGTTGACTTGCAATCTCAACTAATTTCAGTCCTTTCAGGTATAGTTCTTTTGCCTGAATTATTCTCTCATCCGGCTTTCTTGGCATCACCACCACCTCTTTATTCGTTTTGGAAATATCCCCTCCAGAAATCGAACCCGGGACATTTATGCTCTACCACTGAGCTAAGGGGATAAGAAAAGCACCCCGAAGGGTGCTTATTTAAGTATTCTTCTTTTTATCGTCCTCTGCTTCTTTTAAATAATATTTATAGCTTACTAAAAACAAATTAATACAAGTTCCTAATAAAGATACTGAATATAATATAATAAATAAAAATAAATATATGACAATAAAAGTAATAATATATGTGATTTCAACATAAAATGGCTTATCTATATAAGATATTAAATAAATTGTTAACAGGATAATTATTTCACATGCATCTATTCCACCTATAAAATAAAAGCTATACAAAACATTTATAATTGCGTCCCCTTTATTGTCATCATCTATATTTTTTACTAACTTATTTGTAATTGTTCCTGTAAAGATAGCCAGTCCACTAATTGTAAATCCTAATAATCCAATTAATGCCACTCCTACACTTATTGAAACACTTCTTATTAATTCGTTAAATTCATTTCCAAACGTTCGTCCGCAAACTTGATACAATGCTATAATCGCAATAATTGATAGTATCAGTGAAAGTATAGCTTCTTTTTCTAAAAAAAATTCTTTCCATTTTTCTGAACTTTTTAACAATGAAAAATATGATGTTTCTGAAATATCAAAATATTCTTTAATTTTCTTCCTCGTCATCATCATCCTCGCTTTGCTTGCTCTTAAGCAATTTCCCCAGTTCATTTTCTGCCTTTATAGAAAAATACTCTAAATCGTCTTTTTCTTTATCTGATATGGTAGCTTTGTAAGGGGCATCTTCTTCACTTGTAACAGTACAATTTTCATTATTCTCGTCTCTGCCTTTTGCAACTAACGAAGCATATCCTTTTTTTATTGCCAATAAAATTCGATCAAAATAACTTGTTCCAATATTTAAAGCGTTTTTACTTTTCGCACTTACCTCCATTTTTGAAATAACCTTTGTTGCTCCACTTTCCCGCACTTCTTCTTCTGATGGCCCAAAAATTCTTGCGAAATCTTTACGATTAGCGTTTGGAGGTATTATAACTGCCTCAACGGAAAGTATTCTACTCATAGCATATAATTTTTCCTTCAATTCTCCAATATTATTTTCCAAGAAAATTTCAAAAGTAATGTCTTTAAAGTATTTTTCAACTAATGCTTTAAAATACTTATTAAACTGATTATACCCTAATGCATTTCTAGTAATAAAAGCAATTTCCTCGCTTTTCAAGTCGAAATAAAAAGTTGAACTTGCCGCACAATTATTAGCATTACTTGTAATTACAGTATCATTTTTCGCATCATAACTCTGTATCTCTCCTTCATAAATTTTAACTAATCGTCCACAAATGACCTTATTTTTACTATTTTTTATCAGATTGCAAAATTTATATGTAACTTCTTTTTCTTCTTCACCTCGTCTTTTTTCTCTTTCTGTATGTCTTGTATTTTCATCTATTTTCTCGAATACCTCTTTAAGAATCTTATCTTTTAATCCATCGTCATCGTATACCTTGTATATTTCAGAATTAATATTAAATTTTGAAAAATAAATTTGAGCCACTTCTTTTCTCCTCCGTGAAACATTTTCTTCTATTCTACTCCTATTCAGTTCAAAATACTATTCCCAAAAATACACAAAAAATACACCCTACATTTCTATAGGATGTATTTCAAGAAAGTTTTACGGAGAAATAACCAAGGCGGCTATGCCTTTTTATTTCATTTTACACTTTATCATACTCTGAGGGGACATTGGGGGACATTTTCAAATTTTCTTCAAAAAATCTAAAATTCCTTTTTCTGCAATTCTCTTCGGTGTAGGCCACCTTCCTTTTGGGAAATAAATCATTCATTCTGTAAGCTACCTGCATCCAAGTCAATCCTTCAATGTAATACAGGCGGAACATGATGCGAAGTTCGCTTTTTTCGATAGATTCTATGTATTCTTCTGCCTGATTCGTAATTTCGAGAAGTTCTGTTTCTTTCATTTTCAAGCGTTGCCGCCTTGATACTAATAATTGTTCTACTTTTGCGTGTTCTGGAGTAGGGAAACCCGTCACTTTAAAATGCTGTATTCCTCCCATACCTCCGCTTACTACATCGCTCACCGCTCCTTCTTTCTCAATCTTCTCTAATCGCTCCTCCGTCATTTTTATGAGTCTCCTTAACTCTTTTATCTCCGCTTGCATATCGCAGTACTGGATCAGGACCGACTTTTCCACCGGAATCACCCTCTTTCTTGTTATCTATAGATTTTGCCTGTTTTCATGTCTCTGAGTTTAATCCGACCAAATACTTCAAATCCTCTTTTATTTGCTTCTCTTCTCATATTCTCAACCGTCTCTCTTGCAGCATTAGGCGGCTTATCCGCTGCCTTAATTGCATCATATGCTGTTCTATCCGTGTAGTGTTCATGATTTCGTGTGTTCATTTTTGCGCTCCTCCTAACGTCCGCTACGCAACATACAAAACAATAATTCTGTTGCTGATCTATACCTTGGACCATTCCGGCATGGCAAAACAATAGACAATTTCCATTGATCTAATTCTTTGCTTAAAGGCGTTGGATTTTCGAATTCATCCATACACTCTCTCCATTTAGGTAACGCAACCATCACTCCGAAATAGTCGGAAGATCCTGGGTAATTATTATGTAGATATTTTACAAATTTATTTTCTCTCAGGTCTGGTAAAATATCTTTATAGCATTTCATGGTCATCACAATATAGTTTTTCTCTCCTATAAAATTTAGACCATTCCCACTGTAAACGTCTTTCTTGCAGCTCTTTACCTCGTAGCAGGTAAATATACCTTTCTCTATTCCAGATATGGACATCTGGTTTTCTGGCGAAAACTGCATAAAATCAACCCGTTTCCCGTTTGTACTCCACG